CGGTCCTCCAACAAAATCCCCCACGAAAATCCTCTGTTAATAACAGAGGACACCCCCAAAAAGTGATGGGGGGGTGAAAAGTGATGGGGGGGTAAAAAAAGCCCCAAATCAACAAAAGTACTACTAGAATGTTATAGCTCACGAGGTCATAACCCCCAAAAGTGATGTGATGGGGGGGTGACGGTAATACTATACGTCAACCCACCCCCGCATCACTTTTTGACAAAAGGAAAATACCGGTACTAAAGATCGTAAAAAATGACAGACGAACGAAAGCAAAGACTATTCAACTTAGCAGAAGAAACTAGCTTTAGTCCTAGCTACAAATACCCGTACCAAGAAGACCCCAAACTAAATTGGGATGAAGCAAGTGAATATTTATTGGACCAAATAAATCCATTATTTTTATATCAAGTGCCTGAAAACGAGCTACGTGTTTTAGTAAATGACGAAAGGGAGCAATGCAAAATCCTAGCTAAAAACACAAAATGCGAAACATTCGCAGAAACAATTCTACAAAAAATGAATGCAGCAAATCTATCTGTAAACGACATCCAATCAAATGCAGGTTATTATGACTTAACAGGATCGTATAAATTATTATGCTGGCTAAAAAGAAAAATTGTAAAATGCAAAACGCGTATAAATTTAAGACAACCAGCATGGAATTCAAGATATCAAATGGTTCAAGGAAATATGAGAGATGACGATGACAACAACATCAACGACGAAGACGACGACATCAATGAAATCATACAAATAATCAATGCAATGGATGATGACGACGGAGACGACGACGATGACGACGATTGGGACGACAATGAGGATGTTCAATTTGCAATGGAAACGCTTATGCTAAGAGAAAATGCAAGACTAGAAAAACAACAAAGACGTATGAGACTAAATGAAGCAGCATATCTTGGTGATAACGAATGGAGAGAAATAGATGAAACAATTGCAAACAATGTAATGGATTTAGATGATCCTATGGTCATAAATAGAATCATGTTTCTATCAAATCATCTAGATGGATTTAGAGGACACGGCTATAGAAGCTTTGAAGAAGCGAGAGCTGTAGAACGTAACGAACCGTATATAACTTATGCAAATGTTTAACTTATTTAATTAAAGATATATCTAAAATATCATAACGATCTACAGAAAGCTTAGTAGAATCAGGATAATTATTCATAAGCACTACTACATGACATGGACCTAATGTCTTCATTAAACTCTCGTACTTAGTACTAAATACTAAACCATCCTTTACATCCTCCAAAAAAGAATAATTAAGATATTCTGTCTGATGACGAGAACAATTCAAGAACAACGTAGTAACACAGCTTTCCAATGCATATGCCATATCTGAATGCTTACCAAACTTTAATAACTGTACGTTGGATTTAATAGACATATAGTGCTTTGCAAACCAAGTCTTGCCAGAATTACCTACATAATCAACTACAAATATAACCTTCCTATTACTAGGAACTAGTGACAATCGATTGAACAATTCCAACTGCCAAGGATTATATTCATGCTTAGGAAGATCATACACTGGCTGATGATCGTTAACATACTCCCTACAAAAACGAGGATACCTAGCCAATACAGTAGAATGCTTCTCACGCAAAGCTTTCATAGAAAGTATGCCTGCATTTACTGAATCCTTAAACCTATCCAAGTCTACACGAGAACAATTTACACCTCCGTTATGAACTGGACCACAACCTCGAACTCCCATCTCAACAAAACGAGAATTAGGGACAGTATCTTGAGGCCTAATCTTAAGGCAATAAAGACGGTTTTGCTCAGAAGTTCCAGTAGCAAACGTCCAATTACAAGTAGGGTGAAGCTTCTTCAATCCCGAAAGACGAATTGGACGTTTAAATTGGAAATAACACTGAAGATGAGGACGTTTAGTATCTGGACAAATCTCATAACCAAAGACTAAATAATCACAGATTGAAAGAGAACCATCTGGAGCCCAAGTCTCTAAAGTCGAAGCAAAGTCCAGATCCCAAATAGTAGCTAACCAATTCTTACGAAGAGACTTTTTACTAGAAGGAGACATAGGAAAAATGAAAAGTCCTTCAACCAATAGAATACAAGCATTCGACACGTCGTGATAAAATATAAAAAGAGTACCCCTTTTTACATGTTGGATCACGAACGTCAAATTGGCTCACCAACGTCAAATTGAAATTAGACTTGATTTTGTATACTTTGGATCAGGATCACCAGGTTCTAGGTAATATTTAGGATTGTCGCTGATCCAAAAATCTAAAAATAGAATCGAAGATTCTTTTAGATTCTAGGCGACATCCTCTAGAACCTAGGTGATCAAAGTATACACATCCCTACAAAGTGGGAACCCTACAAAAAAAAAAACACCAGGTGTCCTTCGACACCTCAACACACAAGACACTCGCTCGAACTCAGCATCGAGACTCACACCACATCATATATGACCTCATAACATACCGGTAATCAGCAACCGGTCCTCCAACAAAATCCCCCACGAAAATCCTCTGTTAATAACAGAGGACACCCCCAAAAAGTGATGGGGGGGTGAAAAGTGATGGGGGGGTAAAAAAAGCCCCAAATCAACAAAAGTACTACTAG